TATTGGTATTTGTAACTACTACTAGTTTTGTACAACGTAGTTTTAATATAACTAAAGCAGTTCTTAGCACTTCTATTAGTAGTGTTGGTAAAGGCATTGCAAAGGGTTTAAGTGTTTTAGTAACAAGTACTGTATCTCGATTTGCCCCACTAGTTGTTATCTTGACAGCTGTTGTTACAACAATAGCAAGCATATTAACAAGCTTACATCCGTTTATTGGGGCTGTTGTATATACATTTATAGTACGTCCAAAAGATGCTATTATTAATGTTATACATAACCGCACAGCAATCATTACCAAAGCAAATAACTTATTTATAGTTGGGCCTCGGGTTCAGATACTTAAGGTATTTGCTGGTAGTCAAAACACTGGGCGAGTTATGGTAAATACTTTAATTGTTGAATCTAGACAAAAGATACTTTGGCTTACACGAGCAACAGTATCCATTGGTACTATTACAAAACAGACAGTCACAACTGTTAAAGACAATATTATCTCATTATATAGGAACATAAATGGCTGAGTCATTTTCGTATAAGCTAACACCAGAAAGTCAATTGTTTTCATTTGATTTTTCTCAAGTGGTTCAGGCATCTGAAACAATCCTAGCAGCAACCTGCACAGCGATTGTTAAGGATGGTACTGATCCAGACCCAACAGCTATCTTGGTTGGCTCACCATCTATTTCCGGAAGTAAAGCTTCACAGCGTATTGCTGGTGGCATTAGTGAAGTTACCTATAGGATAGAGATGACTATAACAACCTCACAGGGAAACATATACGTGGGTGTTGGTGATCTAGCTGTTTATGATCCAAGTTTAGTTTAATTTAAGGAGCACAAATGGGTATTAAGTTTACCAACAATGCTGTTGCTACATTAGCATCAGCAATAACAAACGTCGCAGTCTCTGTCTCTCTAAGTACTGGACAAGGTGCTTTGTTTCCTACATTATCAGGTGGAGATTATTTCTATGCCACACTATATGATGCTAGTGGAAACTTAGAGATTATTAAAGTAACAGCCAGGGCAACTGATACCTTAACTGTAGTCCGTGCTCAAGAGGGTACAACTGGTAGGGCATATGCAATTGGCGATCAATTAGAGCTTCGTATTACGGCTCAAGGTATGGCTGATATTACTGTTCCATCTGGAACTGCTATGTTATTTTATCAAGCGGCGGCTCCTACTGGTTGGACACAAGTAACGACATTAAATGATTATGACTTACGATTAGTCTCTGGTGCCGGTGGTTCTACTGGCGGTACAACTGCTTATTCAACCGTCTTTGCAAATCAAACACCAACTATTACAGTAGGTGGAACAACTTTAAGTACTTCTCAAATTCCGAGCCATGCTCACGATGGGCCTGTATCACCATATGCTGATGCTGGATCAGGTGGTTATTACACAGCACCTGCTGGTTATGGTTGGGGACTTCACCCATCTCCGGCAAGTACAGCCGCCTTTGGTGGTGGTGGGTCACATACTCATGGTGGTTCGTCTACTGCCATTACGCTTAACGTACGTTATGCAAATATTATTATCTGCACAAGGAATTAATACATGAAAATTGAACCCAAAGCCAACTGCCCATTAGATGGCTTTAAACCATGCCGCCAATTAGAGTGTGCGTGGTTTATGGAGATTAATGGTAAACACCCTAGTACTGGTGAGGATATCAAAGACTGGGGTTGTTCAGTTACTTGGATTCCAATGATGTTGATTGAAAATGGTCGTCAACAACATAGTACAGCAGCAGCCGTTGAGTCATTCCGAAACGAGATGGTTAAGGCTAACGAGTCTAGTCAGGCTGTATTATTAGCTGCAACACAACAACAATTAAAAACAAATCCCCTTCCTTTTATTTTGGAGAATGACGAGTGAAATTAACAATTATTTCTGAAGATAATACAGTATATGTAGATGGTGTATCGCACCTTCTTGACTTAACTACATGTGAGATTCCAGCCACTGTCCATGCTTTGCAATGGAATCAAACTGCTGGGTGGATTGAATTTAAAGACAAGTTAGACGGTACTAAAGCAAACAATGAGGTTCTTGAAGAGCTTCCAGTCTGGGCATTAGATTGTGTAGCAGTTTTTGAGGCCTATGTTCCCCCAGCCCCAGAACCAGAACCTACACCAGTGTAATCTATGAGTTATCAATCAAACTATGTCCGAGGAAGTTGGAAGTGTATCTGTGAATCGTGTGGTCGTATTGCCAAAGCCGGAGAACTTCGCCAACGGTGGGATGGGTTTATGGTTGATGATCGTTGCTGGGAAACAAGGCAACCACAAGACTTTGTACGAGGTGTAGCGGACTACCAAGCACCTCCATTTACAAGACCAGAACAAGCTGATCAGTTTGTTCCCGTATGTGAACCAAACACAATCTCTGCATATGCAGGTTATGGTGGTGCAGGTTGTTGTGTATGTAATTATATTCATCCGGGTTTTGATCCTACAATTAATGCGGATAATTTCACATGATACTGGTTGAACAAATAAGGAACAATCTATGAGCAGCACTACTTTTATTGATGGACAGACGAAGATCGTAGCCTCTTGGCTTAACGATGTCAACGAGGCTGTCTATAATCCCAGTCAAGTATTTAGAACAGCTAACTTTACTATTGAAGAAGACGCAGGTAAGTTGGTGTTTAAATACCAAGGAACTGCTATTGCTTCATTAGACTCTTCTGGAAATCTGATTGCTCACGGCACCGTTACTGGTGGCGGAACACCTTAATTTACTGGAGTTAATAAAACATGGCAACAAGCAAAATTGGCAGCATTGGTGTTACGTTCCCTGATGGCACTATTCAAACAACGGCTGGTATTGTTGTTCGTGAGGTTCCAGCTGGATCAGTAACTAACTTCTTCCAAGCAACAGCCCCAACAGGATGGACTCAGGTTACTACACATAATGACTACGCAATGCGTATTGTTAGTGGCTCTGGTGGTACAACCGGTGGTACAACAGCATTCTCTACAGTCTTTTCTAACCAAACGCCAACGTTTACAGGCGCAATTGGTTCATTGACTAGTGGTGCAACAACCTTATCAGCAGCCCAGATCCCAAGCCACTTCCATAGTGCACAATGGTATGTTGGACAATCTACTGGATCAGGTAGTACTATCACAGCATGGGCAACAAACGAAACGTTATATAGTGCCGACACAAGTGCTATTGGTGGTGGTGGTTCACATAGCCACTCCATTACTGGTGTACCTGGTGGTTCAGTTGGTCCTGTTACATTAAACGTTAAATATTTAAACAACATTTTATGTACTAAGAACTAAACGATTATGGCTATAGAACTAATTAGTGACGACACATACGATAGACGACATCCAGACCACTTAGAGACACGTGTTGTCCGCTTGGAAATTAAAACAGATAATCATGCAGATGACATTAAAGTGTTAAGAACCTCTAACAGTGATTTGTCAGCAGCCATGGTTAGTATTGAAAAGACTTTAGCTCAGATAAAATACATTGGACTTGGTGGTCTTACTGTTATTATAGCACAATCTATTGGACTTGATAAAGCACTTAAACTATTATTTGGAGCGTAGATGTCTACAACTTTTACAGTAAGCCGTGATCAGATTATCTCGCTAGCATTGCGCAAGCTTGGTGTATTGGAACTAGGCGATACCCCGGACGCAGCAACAGTTGCTAATGCTTCTTTGGCCCTTAACCTTTTTATCAAACAGATGGCTACAGCTGGTCTGAAGATATGGAAGGTTAATGAGCTAGTATTACCCCTTGTGGCAGGACAAACAGAATACGTTATTGGACCAGCATCTACGGGTGTTGTGGACCTTAACACTGATAAGCCACTAAAAGTTATTCAAGGCTGGCTGCGTAATATTACAGTCACACCATCAATTGATGATGTACAGATTCAATTATTAAGTAAGCAACAATACAATATGTTAGGCTCTAAGTTTAGTACTGGAACCCCTAACTCCATGTTCTACGATGTTCGTCAGAACAATGGTAACCTATATGTTTATGTTACACCAGACGCCCATGCAGCTTCCACATTTGAGCTACACTTTATATGTCAACAGCCTATGGCAGACATCATGACAGCTCAAGCTATACCAGACTTTCCAACAGAATGGTTGAATGTTCTAGTTTGGAACCTAGCGGATCAGTTAGCTATTGAGTATAGTGTTCCGGGTAACCATAGAAGTGAAATAGCCTTACGTGCTAATCTGTACAAAGAAGAGCTTGAGGGTTGGGATGTTGAGTCTTACTCTACGTTCTTCCAACCAGATATGCGTATGGGTAATCCACAATCAAATAACCTACCTTAATAGGATACTATGCCAATAGCAAGAATACCTTTAACACAACCAATACTAACTCGTGATGGTACCTTGGCAAAGGATTCTAGAAGTGTCAATGGTTACTTTGAAAGTGTTGGAGAGCATAAAGAGTTTATTAAACGCCCCGGTATTAAAAACACCGGAGCTGGTTTACCGTCAGGACATGGCAATGGGTAGGAT